CAATCAACAGGTTTCGGTGGAGAAGACTGATTTTCTAGGAAATGTCGATAAGAGTACTTGGATTATCGCATTTGCTGTATTTTTACTTGGTTTCTTTATGGGTAAAACTATGCAACCAGTCATCCTCCGTTACACCTAGTATGGCTCAAAGTCTCCAATGTCTCCGTATGATGGTGATACGAAAGGTCCCACCGCAATCAACGAATTCTTTTTCAATTCCCTAATACCACCCTTTACCTGCCTTTTTATATGTGTTACAGTTTCCTGTACGTTTTCCATTAACTTTGATCCTTTCGTTTCCACTTTTTTTTCTTCGACCATTTTGTTTTTTAAAGTGTAGCATGGTTTAAAAAACAAAATAAAGAAAGTTCCAACCAAAATGGTGGTTATCACAATCTGTAGCATTGTTTACTGTATTATGATATTTTTTACGCGGGTGATTCATCATCTTCTTTGACGGATTCTAATTGGTCTTCCTTTTCCCGCTGTTTTTGACGTGCTTCGATTTCCGCCGAGACGATGGCATCTGCTTCCTTGACGAGGTCCTCCATCTGGGCATCGGGCTTTTCCTTCTTGAGCTTCTCTAGGACCTCTGCTGGGTGGCTAATAGGTGCCTCGTCGGGTTTGGTGTAAAACTTGGAGTTGTCATCACCTGGTGTATATCCAACCTTGGTATCCATCATCCCCTGCTTACGTTCTTGGAACATCCTCGCAGCCTGGGACTGATTCTCTTTGTACCCAGTCATAATCTCTTCGAGTTTATCATTCGTGTAATGAACGTCATCAATTTTGGAGGAATCTGGTGGAATGAGGAGCCACTTGTACATGTCTACGACATAGATGTCAAAAGTACTATCCTCCTTTTGGAGGCGTTTAGCATGATTCGCCGCCTCGTCGCGAGTCGCAAAAGCGCCACGAAGCTTGATACCAAACTTATCAGTCTTTTGGGGACACTCTGGACCAACGATAGAGATGCATGCGAAAACCTGCCCGGGAACGGTTGTATAATCCTGCTCAAGAGACATTATACTAACAGAGTGCATTAAAACTTTAAGTTCCTAAGTGATTTAAAAGATTGATAAAACTATCATACATGGAAGAGATTCGTCGGAACCACAATGACGCCAAGAGATCCCTAATACAATCTGTCGCCCAAAAGGGGCAGTGTATTCTGGATGTCGGGTGTGGTTTTGGTGGTGATCTTCAAAAATGGCACAAGTGTGGGGTCAACATAAACATGTGTGACCCGGAGCCATCTGCTCTAGTGGAGGCGAGGTCTAGGGCGAAGAATATGCACCTACGGGTGAACTTCTACGAGGGTGACATACATCAGTGCCCGAATAGAAAGTTTGACGTGGTGTGTTTCAACTTTTCTTTACACTACATCTACAAGACTAGGGAACTCTTCTTCAGTTCCCTACGGGAAATCAAGAAGCGAATAAAGCCGGGTGGAAAGTTGATAGGTATCATTCCAGACTCTGAGAAGATTGTGTTTAGGACACCCTACCGGGATGGGGATGGAAACTACTTTCTGACACGTGGTGGGTATGGAGAATATGGTGAGAAGATGTTTGTACACTTGGTGGATACCCCGTACTACGCGGATGGACCAAAGCCAGAGCCTATATGCTACAAGGACCGCCTTGTGACGAGTTTAGAGGAGATGGGGTTTAGACTAGAACTTTGGGAGGGTCTCACAGGAAACCCGATCTCAGAATTCTATAGTAAATTTATATTTGTATATAAGAGATGATAGTGATAGTTATTTTATTCATCATATGTGTTTACATAGTACATAACACGCGCGAACCTCGGGAGTTTACGGAGGTGAAGGAAAGGTATCACATTCTCAGGGAACATCTCCGAGAAACCGATAATCGTAAATACCACATGTTGCACCGCCACATCCCAATAACTGGATTTACCCGAATGAGGAATACCGTGGGCTACAATACAAACAAGGGTGGGGAAATAACCATATGTTTGAATGGTGGTGTAAATGAAATATTCCACGTTCTCATCCACGAGTTGGCGCATTCTACGGTGGAGGAGTATTCCCATTCCCCAGAATTTTGGGAAAACTACATAGAACTTAGAAACATATGTGAAAGTCTAAACATTTATGAAAAGATCCCACAAAAGACTAAATTCTGTGGTCAACACGTTCAGGATAAATAATCTTATCCTACATTAAATGAAAACACCAATTAGTGTGGTAATACAGAGTGTGGGAATTTGGTTAGCAGTATTTGCGGTCATTTTTGTTCCAAAATTTATTCAAAATTATAGTTTTAATTTGGTGTGGATGACTATGGTTATACCAAATGTTCTCCGCCTCATCGTCTCGGACATCCCCCAGCTCGCGGTGGATCGCCTCTTCTTTTGGGCGTCGACGGTCGTATCTATGATACTTATGTATTTGATCAACCAGGGGTGGCGTACTTCCCGCCAAGCGGTAAAAAATCAGGAGAATGACAGGAGAAAGAACCTTATATTGAGTTTCTTGCTCTTGGCGACTTTTGCTGGTGGAATGTTTATTACGTATTTAACGGGTATCGATTCCTCAATCTATAGCAATAAAGGTTGGGAAAATTAGGGCTTGATGATGTAATCCTTCGCGAAGAAGAATACAACGGCTGAAACAAGGCCGGTCGATGCAAGACCAATCATACTTCTACCCCCCTGTTCGTTAAGGAACTTGGGGATAGAGGTCACTAGTTTATCTTGAACTGGCTTGCTGATGGCGATTGCTGTACACACCGCGACAAATAGGGCGGTCATTTGATCATCTGTGAGGTTGAGGGGATTCTTACTTTCTGGTTTCTCCGTCTGCTGGGGGGCGGCATAAGATCCCTGTGGTTGGGGGGCGGTCATTTGGGGCATCATACCCTGCATTTTTGGTTCATCGGTCATCATTGGGGGTTCCATCATAATATCATTGATTGGTGTAGAATCCATCGTCTCTTTATTTTGGTGTATATTTTTTTCAGGCCCATTGTTCACAAAAGACGTGGTTGGGTTGGTATTTAGGGGTACCATACCATCACCATTATCAGACAAATTCAATGTACTCACTTGGGGGGAAGCCATTTAACTATACCACATGTTTTTTGATAAAAACGAAAACGCGATTATTTCCTCTTGGTGATCGTCAGTGCCGTCTTCTTGGTGGCCTTTTTGGCATCCTCCTCCTTCTGCTCGAGGTGCTTGGGGTTGTACATCTTTTTGTGAAGTCTCCACAGCTCGGGGCCCCCAACTCTAAAGTTCTTCCTGAGTGTTGCCTTGTACCAGAATACACAATCCTGAATCCTGTTAGACTTTACTGTGTTGTCTAACACGAGGCATTCGTAGTTTTCTGTGCATGCGTCCATAACCTTACAAAACATATCGAAGGAGGGGAAGATACCAAAAAAGGACTTGTATAATTTTTCTCTATTTTGGATGATATTCTCCCTGAGTATAAATACGTAGTCGACATTGGCGCGAAGTGCCGGTGGGAGATCCATCACGTACTGCATCGTCAACATGAAGAAGATCTTCCAGTGGCGTCCATTCATGAAACATTGGCGTATACAGGTATCCTTCAGAAACTTTGAATCGTACATACAGTCATCTAGGAGCATGAAGGCTCCGCAGTTTTGTTTTCCTGCGCCCACCAATTTTCTCTGCCTGGCCATGACCCTTTCTATCGCGTCTCTATCATAATCGCCGTAGATGAAGAGATCTGGAATAAATTCAGAGTAAAAGTGGTTACCTTCCTCTGTCCCCGAAAGTACGATCCCCGCTGGAAGATGCCTTTTGTGGTACATTATATCTTTCACCAGAGTGGATTTACCCGTATTTCGCTTACCTATGAACACACAAACCCTGTCGTCCGTAATACTTTCGGGTTTGAATTTCTTCAATTGAAGATTCATTCTAATGTAGTGTCTCGTTTTATTTACCAAAATTTTACTCATATAGAGTAGGAATGGCTGGTCGTCTGAGACTTGCCGCCACAGGGGTTCAAGATCAATGGCTATCAGACGAACCACAGTTTTCATATTTCCTGATGAATTTCAAGAGACACACTAAATTTTCTATAGATGTTTTAGAAAATCAGTTTGACGGTACTGTGGATTTTGGAAACGTTGTAGAGTGTAGAATCCCCGTAGACAAGGGGGATCTTATAAAGAACATGACCCTAAAGGTAACTTTAAATGACCCAACTCCCGATACAACAGGGAATGATACTATTTGGTCACCTTCTATAATCACACACATGATTGAATATGCGGAACTTTTGATTGGTGGTCAACCTATCGAGAGAATCACAGGTGAATATATTTATCTGTACCAACAGCTTCATAATACGAATGATGATATCGATCAAACCCTCTACTTTCTGAACGGACATGGTAACATATTAAGTTATCAGGGCGATTATACCTATTTTCTCAATCTCCCATTTTACTTTTACAGAAATTCAACACTAGCCATACCAACGTGTGCCCTAACTAAACATATCGTGGAGGTTAAAATTAAATTACGACCTCTGAAAGAGGTGATATTTAACAATGGCCTTCCTTACGATATCCCAGATGGACTCCAGGGTTCAATTCGTACGATGTCTATAGATACAGATTTTGTATATTTATCTGACGAAGAGAGGGGGTATTTGATGTCCTACCCCATTGATTATGTGATCACACAGGTTCAACTGGCGCAGTTCAAAATGAAAGTTGGTGAAACCAAAAAGTCTGTGATGTTAAACTTCCAACACCCAGTCAAGGAACTTTTCTTCATTTCTCAATCTGAAGAGGCTGTTGTAGATAACGACCCAAATTGGTACAATAGCATCAAAAATGTAGAACTTCGTTTCAATAATGAGGTTGTTTTCAAGAGGGATACAAAGTTTCTAGTATACGAACAATCTCTGAAACATCATATAAATAGTCCATCATCTGCAAACATCGCCACATTTGGTATGTATTCATTTTCCCTTAAACCAGAGGTATATTACCCAACAGGACAGGTAAACATGAGTCGTGTTACCCACAAAATGTTGACTATGGAGATTATTCCCAACAACTATGCGGAAGCCAATAATACCCGGGTGTATGCGGTCAACTATAACGTATTGAGATTTGAGAGTGGTTTAGCTGGATTAAAATTTTAGGTGGATATATTAGTAATGGCTGGTCGTGTCCAACTTTTGGCGTCTGGACCCCAAGAGCAGTTCTTCACGGACAATCCAGACTACAGTCATTTTTTGGAAAGTTTCAAGAAGCATTCGAATTTTTCACGGGACTATGTGGACTTGGATCCCGTGAACCAAATTGATTTTGGGAAGACGGTGAAATTTAAGATTCTCCAAAATCAAGGTGACCTACTGAAAACCCTGAGTTTGAAAATAAAACTTCCAGAAA